AGTGAGTTGAGTATCATGTGTCGCACTATACCTGTATCAACACTATCACGCTTGGTTATGTTTAAGTGCATCATTACACTTGCCAGACTAATTTGGTTCATATCAACTAAAATCATGATAACCTCATATCAGCATTGAAACTCATGCTTCTTCTTTCACCGTTACATCTAAAAGGATATACGAAATGCCTCAAGTATGAGGGAAAAACCAAAAACTTCCCAACCTCTGGTTTAAACTTAATCGACTCTGATTTCATATCTTGGACCTCTGCATAAGTAAATTCTATTAATCCATTGGATGGATAATGGTCAGCAAAATCTTGCTCCCACTCCTTATCCATCCCCTCTGGAATTTTAAGGTATATTACAGCAGAAAAATTACCACTGTGGAAATGATGTGGATTATAATCCCCTGCATATTGACTAACAATCCAACTGTCTCTCAAGTGAATATTCTTGACAGTGGGAGTTTTTATTTTTTGATTTTTAGTAATTGAATTCCAGCTTCTCGCTCTACCTTTTTTAATCACATAATTTAAATAATCTACACACCCTTGCTTCATAGTCCTAAATAAAAACTCCTTGTCCTCATTTCTAGGGGCAGGAATTCTTACTTCTTTGTGAACCTTTCCAACTAGGTTAGATGAATGGTCCCACTTCACGCTTTTCTCATCATCTGATAAAACAGAGTCACCAATTGTATTCATGATATTAACAAATTTTGTTGGGACTTTTGTTTCTAGTATGATAGGACTGAACGGTTCATAAAATTTAGTTTTCATTATAACCTCATGCTGGCTCTGGCTCTGGCTCTGGCTCAGAACTATCATCATTCTTTGTAATCTTTACTTTTTGGATTGATTCTAGGTCAACAAGGCCATGTGGATTGTTTCCCTCATCCACAGTAACATCCGTAAACTGTGACATCATATCACTCATGGGGTGAGATAATCCCATGTCTCTGTAGATTACACCTTTAACAGCTTCGATAACAAAAGAAATATCTTTTATGAAATCAGTTGAAGAGACATCCACTCCATTCTCACCCATTGTATGGATCATTTGCACCAACAGACTTTCGGTCAAGTCATCTGCAAACATGATGTTTTCTTGAAGAGCAATAACATCAATATCTGGAACTACGACCTCTCTTTTAGACTTTACCTTCCACGGCCCTGATATTACGTTTGCGTTTTCTTTTGGTCTTTTGCACATAGGCATCTTCTACTCCATTATCAGCGTTGTACATCTCTTGTGTATAGATTGTTCCCAACATTGGGTAATAAGTTCCAACATCAAACTTTGGTTCGTCTTTCTTTGGACCCGACCAATAGTAAGCTTGTGCTCTACAAATATGTCTAATCTTTTTCTCTTGGTGCTCACCATAAAACAAATCAACCCAATCACCATCTCGTAGATATCTTTGCATGTTACGAACATATCCTTCGTGAGATAATCTACGGTCAGTCGCACCTTTTATATTTGATTTCTCATTTCTACGCTCTACAGATGCAAGTTCTTTCTGTGTCTTAATCCAAGACTTCACCTTCTTCGGACTGATTGGTGCATCGTCTGGTACATCATGCAAACTCTCATGAATACTAGACTTACCATAGTTAGGATTTTTTGCAGCACGGGCAGCACGGGCTTTCTCAAGGCGTTTTGCCGCAGCTGCCTTCTGTTCATCAGTCATAGGTTTACGCTTCTTGCGAACCTTTCTCTTAGGTTCAACCCATCCACTGTTATCAGTCTTTGCTTTAATTTTTTTAGTCATTGTCTTATTTATCCCTTTAACCAATAACCAACAAGACCATTAATCAAAATGGCCGCTCCAACAGCGTTGACAATAATCAACGACCTGTCATTCCACATAATCGAAACAACTAACCAACCAACAATCCCAGCACATTGAACAACAATATTGTAGGGATAGAGATTGTTTGCAGCAAGAATCATACCAATAATCAAAATAATAGAACTCACCCACTTAATATACCAATCAAGGGTATGTAACGGTGTTGCCGTTTTTGTGGGAATTTCATGTGACTTTAATTCAATCTCAACTGTCCTAGTATCCCTCTTATCTTCATCAACTTCAGATACCATATTCATCTAACCTTTTGTTATTTTCCTTCATCCATCTTTGTCTGCCAGCAGCTTTCTTTCTTCTACCCTTTTCACCTTTAGTCTCATGATATTCTTTTCTTCGCATCTCATTGAATAGCCCGTCTTGCTGTAACTTCTTCTTTAGAACACGCAACGCTCCATCAATATTATTATTACGCACTTCGACTCGCACTTAATTTCTCCTCATATTAGCAACCTCTGTTGCTTGTTTTTTACCTCGTACTGGCACTGCATTAGATTTATGCATCTGTGCAATCCCAATAATTTCTGTGCCCGTATAGACCTTTTCCTCTTTCTTTGCCATAGAGGAGTCATACACAACTTTTGGTTTGGCGCTCTCGACAGGACTCGAACCTGTGACCCACGGCTTAGAAGGCCGTTGCTCTAATCCAACTGAGCTACGAGAGCCTATACCCATCTTCTTGAGAAACTTTTTGTGTTCCTTCTCAGCAGCAATCTGACTCTGAGTCTTCTTACCGACCTTGCGTTTCTTGTTATTCGTTGTGGTGTAATACACCGGCAACATATGCATACTTCCCATTATCTACTCCAATACAGGAGATTTTGTACAACCAATATAAGTCAAATCGACTTTCCACTCATCAGCCAACATGCCTTGAACGGTTGACAATCCCCTGTCTCTGATTACATGTTCCCAATTATTAACAAATTCTTTACACTCTATTTGTGTGTCAAAGTGTCGAGATAAAACATGAATCCTCTCATCTCTTATCTCACCAGCTGGATCAGTCACAGTAAAGGCTAGTAGTAACATAAATGTTTTAATCATCAATCACTCTCCACTCTCCCTTAATGTAACATATCGGAATTTTTTTGTCAAGGTTTTTATTGTGAGAATCGACACAATCTCCTTCTTCGTAGTAACCCCCCCATTTGAAGTTACTACGAATTTCGGCTAACCTTTTTTTATTTTGTTCTGGTCTTTCCACAAAAAGATATTTACTCTCAACTTTTTTACACTCTATCATTTTACAGAAAATGGGTCCAGCGACAATACCTATCACAGTGCTAATAGGCTCAAGTGCCTTGACTTGATTTGGGATCAAGAGTAGACAACTCACGCTTGCGGCGATCATCATCTTCTTGCTTTTGCTTTTTAGCATTTTCATCCAACTCCTTCCAGGCCTTTGTTGCCCGTAACTTGTTGAACAACATCTCATCCTTACGAATACGATTAGTAAGAATCTTCCTTGCCTCTGCATCAGAATATTCTAACAGAACAAATGCACGGTATTGCGTTCCATGTGGAACAACCTCTACCTCTGACATGTGATATCCAGAAACATCTGTATCAGCAGTGATGTTCTTTACTGCCCGTTCAAACTCTGAAATCACAGACGCATCCAAATCACCAGAACCAACTTTTGCTTTGAACTGTTTTGCCTGACTACGCATCCTTGAGTTGATACGATCTGCAAGAATGACCTTTGCATTCAACACAGCCGCATCAATCGAGAATTGTAAATCAGGTGTCACAGATGTTCCAGCAGAAAAGATATTACTAGTATCCTCTGGTTGTTTCTTAAACCAATCTGGAATATTTTTAATCTGTTCTTGAACACGATCACGTTTATATTCATAGGTCACGTTAACCGTATCAGAGGTGCCTGGCATTGCAGCATCTTGCGTTGTGGAACAAGCCGACAACGCAAAAACACTTACCGCACTCAACAGTGTAATTTTATTTAGAGACTTCATTTTTCACCTCATCTTTTGAATTTTGCCATGCGGTCACTTTAGAACCGACATCACTAATATCTTTGCCGACACCTGATATGGTATTACCACAGGCGCCCACAAAAAGTGCAAGACACATAACCGCAGCGCCTGTCACTATCGTTTTCACAGCAATTTTGAGCATGTCTTTACTAAACATATAATACATAATAACCTCACTTTACGCTCATTAGAGTCTCTACAGCAGAATCACGAACACCCGACTCAATAAAAGCGTTCTTGATATATGGTACAATATCGGGATAGAACAAAGTTATAACAATCCCGATACAAATTCCAATTAAATATTTCATTGACAAACCTCTTGGTATGCTAATTGTTGACTACCACCAATCCAAACATTCATGTATACCTTGTGACAAACAGGCAAAATGTCTGGTAAATCGCCAGGAATATGTTGCATAGGCACAGGTAAACTCATAACATAGTTAGAATTGTTGTTTGATTTTCTTGGATCATCAACAGGAACCTGTTGAACTGGAATAGTTGGTGATGCTTTCGGAGTAGGTGGTTCTGTTTTTTCAGTCATCTCCACCTTACACTTCTGTTCGATAGTCTTATTTAATTTTTCTGGAACAGTGGTGCGAAGGATGTTTTCTTTCGCAGACAACTCAGCATTCTCACAGGCATCATTCTCTGATGTATCTGGACCAAATACATAAGTTCCAGATGTTGGATGCCATTTATCATTAATTTTAACATCCATACTGACAACACATTTTCTTGTATCGTCAATATATGGATATGTTTTTTTGTCGTAATTTTGAGACTTGGATATGACGCCCTCAAATGAGGTGTCAACATCAGATGAGTATTTACACTCATTGGCAGAAGCAACTCCTGTTAGGAGACACATCGCCGGTATCATAATATATTTCATTTCACCCTACGAATTAATTACCATATTGCTTTTTGACCAACCCTAGAATAGGGATAGATGTAAGTGCCACGCCCAGCACGATAAGCTTGATTTTCTACACGGCGCTGATATGCTTTATTACGGTCAGCAACACCACGATTACATGCAGCCCGAGCGCCAGGATTACGATAGGCATCGCAACTGGTTGTTACAACAGTTGTGGGAGTCCTATTACCATAATGAGGTGATGGAACATGATGAGGTGGCCTGTGTAATTGTTTACCTAACAATACACCACCAACAGCACCAAGCGCAGTTGCAATAGTTTTACCTGTCCCTTTACCAAATTGATTGCCAATAAATCCACCAGCAACACCGCCAAGAATTGAACCCAACGGAAAATCATTCGCTTTTACTGGAATTGATGCAGTCACTAATATTGTGGCAATCACTGCTCCTGTAAGAGTTTTCTTCATAACGTGTAATCTCCTTTTCTCATCATACATGCATTATTACATACTGGAATGATATTGTCAAGAACCTTCTAACGATTTTCTTCGATTATTTCAGAAATCGGAACCAGTTCCATATCACCGTCTTCACCCTCTACAGTGCGAATAAACCCATCTTTTTCGAGTCGTTCCAGCATGACTCCAACCACACCCTCAAGGATTTCATCCTTAGACAAATACCGGCCCCAAAAGTAAGTTGCACCCATGCAGACCGCTGCAAGTATTGTGTGTGTGATAACTTCCATTTTTTATCTCCATATTTCTTACCAACTATATTTAGTATAGGGGAAAGAGAAGATAATGTCAAGAACTTTTTTTAGATTTGGTCAATTTTTTTACGATACAGCAACACAAAACATATGTGGTGAGAATATTACTAACTATGTAAAATTCTTGTTCAATTGTTCCACTTGGTGGTTTATTCAAAATTGTTGCTAGGAAAGCATAACAAATCACTGTTATACCATACGACACCACAGGAGCTAAAATTATTTTTAATAGCATATTGTCCATATTACTAAAAAAGGGGTTGAATTGTCAACCCCTTTTTACTTTTTTTATTTTATTTCTGCAAGAACTCGTTCTGTCATACTCTTATATTCATCCTCTGGTAAAGGTATTAGACCTTTCTCTACTGTTACACCCTCTTCACCTATCATTCGCTTATTAATGAAAAACTTAACATATTCTCTCAATCCCCTAACATCTTCTAAATGCTCCTTTTTCACATAGAAGAAAAGTGGCCGACTGACAGGATACTCACCAGATGCGATATCCTCAAACTTTGGATACACACCATCAATCGTTACACCCTGCACTTTGTCAGTGTTCTCATCAAGGAAACTAAATCCAAAAATACCAAATCGTCTTTTGTCTGCACCCAACTTCTGAATAATAAGGTTATCGTTCTCTCCAGCTTCGATATAACCGCCATCTTCACGAACAGCACTACATCTTTTCTTATATCCGTCTGGACCCTTCTTTTTGATACCTAACTTCTTACATGCTTTGTGTTGCACCAATTCAACATACGCATCTCTTGTCCCACTTGTTGGAGGTGGTCCAAGGACTTCAATGTTGGAATCTGGAAGTGATGAATCAATATCACTCCACTTCTTATATGGGTTTATAACAAACTTACCATCAACCACAACCTCTCTAGCGGTGGCACGATACAACTGATCTCTGGTTAGTGACAATTTATCAGCACTTTTATTGTTAGCAACCACAATGCCGTCATAGCCAACTTTTACTTCAATTGGTGTAATACCAGCTTTTTTACATTTTTTAACCTCTGACTTCTTGATAGCTCTACTTGCGTTTGAAATGTCTGGATGATTAGTCCCAATACCTCTACAAAATAGTTTCATTCCACCGCCAGTTCCAGTGGACTCAATAATTGGTGTTGAGAAGTCTGTTGTTCTTCCAAAACTTTCTGCAACAACTGTTGAAAATGGAAAAACCGTAGATGAGCCTACGGTCTTAATTTGATCCCTAGCATGGGCAGATGTAATTGCAAGACTACTAAATAGTAGACCTACGAGGATTGATTTTTTCATGGAATTTTCCTTTCGTAGAAAAAAAGAGAGGGGCATCATTTGGTAGTGACCCCTCTCTTTTATATATGTTTAATGTTACAGTTGTAATAAAAGTTTAACTATTTTCTCATCCCTGCAAGTGGATTGTTCAGAGCCTTCTTGATCTTGTCACCTGTCTCTTTTTCAAGTGCCTTCATCTTACTAGTCAAACCATCATCTAGGCTATCCATTCTGTTCTGTATCCGTTCTCTAATCTTATCATTCCTATCATTCTCTTTGTCAATCATCTTACGAGTATCATCCTGTATACCTTTGACTCTTCGTTCAATGCTCTCCACCAATCTCTCTGTACGCACAATCTCTGCCTTCAGATCGTTCTTAATCGTTCTGGCCTCATCTCTAGTTTGTAGTGCGGTATCTTCAATCATATTTTCAATCTTTTGCATAGCATCCATATCTGCTCGTAGCACAGCTAATCTCTTGTCAAATCCTGACAAGTCTGGTGCTGTGTATTTTTCTATCTTCTCTTTCATATTAACATAGTCTTTATAGAACTCAAAGCCCGCATAAAGACCACCGCCGAGGGTTGATAA